CGTGTAGTATCTTATTCGATTGATCGTGAGGATACTTTTAATTGGAATATCACAGTGCAGATGTTTTTGGAAGCTGGTGTTGAATTAGTTTGTTATGAAAGGAATGTATAATGGGTAAGTTTTTTAGTCGTTTGTTTTTTAACTTTTTTCTATCGTTCTTCTTTATCGGCTTTGGTGCTATTTTATCCTTTGCCGTAACAGGAGAACCATATGGTGTCAGTGACTTCTGGGCATTCACTGTATTTTTCACTGTAATTTATCAGATGATTGATTATTTTCTTGATTGGAAGAGAATTTCAGACAAAATTAACATATAAATAGACGTTGAGTCCGCTGCCTATCGGCTTTGGATCAATCAAGGCTTTCATGGCTGTGCCAGCGTAGCATAACAACCATGACTTCTACGCCTAATGGGTAGAATATGTAAACTCGCTTAATAAGGAGAATAATATATGTGGATGACAAATCCTAAGAATTTTGATCGTTTCTTTGTAGGTTTCGATCCTCTCGTTAAAAAGATTACTGAGGCTGCTGAACAGACTGTCAAGCTAGCACAGAATTATCCGCCATACAATATTAAAAAGATTGACGAGAATAAATACACCATTGAAATGGCTGTTGCTGGTTTCTCCAAGCAAGATATTGAAGTTGAGCTAGCTGATTCCAAGCTTATCATCAAGGGCAATGTAAAGGCCGGTGAGGAAGCTGAAAAGGATTCCAATGGCGAATGGACATGGCCACAGATTCTATATCAAGGTCTTGCAATGCGCCCATTTACACGCCAGTTCACTCTAGCCGATAATGTGGAAATCCACAACGCAGAGTTAGTCAACGGCATTCTCAAGATTGTTCTAGAAGCAATCGTCCCTGAAGAGAAGAAGCCAGTTAAGATCGAAGTGAAGGAAAAGTAATGTTAAAGAATTTTTTGATTGGCGATAATCCGCCTAATACTGTCATCGCCTCTCGCATAGGAGCACTATTCATTTTGAGTATGTGTTCACTAGCATTCTGGGCATTGATGTTTATCTAATATGAAAAGAATCCTCTGGTACAGTTTAGGTATGTTGTCGCTAGTAATGGCGTATATCGGCTTTATTGTGCCGGGGATTCCTTTCAGCATCTTTCTTGTATTTGCGGCATATTGCTTTGCCAAGAGTTCACCAAAGATGCATGTCTGGTTATATAATCATAAATGGTTCGGGGAGTTTTTGACTAACTGGACCATATACAGAGTGTTTCCACTTAAAGCAAAGTATGCTATGGTGGCAGTAATGTCATCATCGCTGGCGATTATGTGGTTCACTACTGGAAACATTAAAGCAATCTTTTGGACGGGTATCACTATGCTTGCCGTAGCAATATGGGCATGGAGATACCCGTCTTCTATTTCAGAGGTTAAGCCAACTCAAAATGAGGACCGTCAATAAAAGGACGTTTCCCTTGGCTTCTACGCTGATCGATGTATTCGTTCATCGCCTGTTCCATGGTGCCATTATATGAGGCAATATCATTGATATGCCAAGCTGCACCCCAACGAATTTTCACACCCTGTTCTTTTGCCGCTTGCTTCATAGCATCAGCGATGTTATCATACAGGTTTAGCTCCCATGAAACTTTGGAGCCTACATAAGCCACAAGGTCAACAGCATCACCAGTAATGTGTTTGCTGTTCATTGTCTGTGACTTGCCTTGTGCCACATATTTCTTTTGAGTAGCAATGGAGCGAAGACCTTCAGTAACACCAAAATCGGTTTTACTAATTTCAATTGCTCTTTGAACTACCTTGACAAGCTTAGGGTCAACACCCTCAAGTCTTTTTAAAGACGTTTTACTTAATTTGTAAGCCATGATATTCTCCTTGATCTAACACACAACATAGTGTAATATTGGGGCTTACAGTATTTAGGAGATACCATGTCAAAATTTTATACTCATGCGGTATCCATGAAGAACAGCATTCTGGTTCGTGGATACAACAATGGAAAGCCATTCGCAGAGACAGTACAATACAAGCCGTACCTATTCGTAAACTCTCGTGGCAATAACGAGAGCACAAAATACAAGGACATTCACGGCAATCCCGTATACCGTGTTGACTTTGATAGTATGTCCGAGGCACGTGACTTTGTGAAAAGATATTCAGAAGTAGACAACTTCACTGTCTACGGTATGACCAAGTTCACCTATTGCTATCTTAATGACGCATACAAGCCTTCAGAGTATGATCCTAGCCTAATCTCTGTTGTCAATCTTGATATCGAAACCGCCAAGAAAGCTGGCGGTGGATTCGCTGACCCTACCATGGCCGATGCCCCGATTACTGCCATTACCTTGTCTCGTAATGGCAAGGTTGTTGCTATGGGATATAAGGACTATGTAGAGCATCAGGACAACATCAAGTACTATCGCTGTAAGGACGAAGAGCACATGCTACGTGTGTTTCTTGAAGTCTGGAACAGCCGTGAATTCTCGCCAGACGTTATTACAGGATGGAACATCGAATTCTATGACGTTCCGTTCCTAGTCAATCGTATCAAGCGCATTCTGGGCGAAACAGAATCCAACAAGCTATCACCATGGGGCAAGGTAAAGCCTTATGAGGTCACTGTCATGGACAGGACCAACCATGGCTATGAGCTAGTTGGTATCTCTAACCTTGACTACATGCAGGTGTATAAGAAGTTCATGTTGGCTCCACGTGAGTCATATGCGCTTGACTATATCTGTTCTGTTGACCTAAATGAACGTAAGCTAGATTATTCCGAGTATGGTTCACTACATGAACTTTATGAAAAGAACTTCCAGCTATACATGGAATACAACATCAGGGACGTTGAACTTATTGAAAAGCTTGAAGCAAAGCATAAATTTATTGAAATGATTTATGCTATTGCATATGATGCCAAGGTCAATTTCAATGATGCATTGACTTCAGTGCTCCTATGGGATGTTATTATTCATAACTACCTATTGCAGCGTAATACCGTAGTCAAGCCACAGACAGCTAACAAGGTAGAATACTCCATTGTTGGTGGGTATGTAAAGGACCCTCAGGTTGGCATGTGTAAGTGGCCTGTGTCATTTGACCTTACGTCACTATACCCGCACCTTATCATGCAGTATGGTATTGGTCCAGAGAACCTTGTGAAGCGTCTTGACTTCAACATCGATGAATTCTTCCGTATTTACGATGCTGGCTTCCTAAAGACTACAGACGAGAATATCCGTAGGCTTCCTACATTCCAAGCACTACAATATGCTCATAACAATAACCTGTCATTGACGGGTAATGGTTGTCTGTATTCTCGTGAAAAGCAAAGTTTCCTTGGTGAGCTTATGGACAAAATGTTCCAAGAGCGCAACCAGTACAAGGGACTCATGCTTGAAGCAAAGAAAGAGTATGAGAAGACCAAGAAAGCTGATCTACTCAATACGATTTCGAAGTACAACAATCTACAGCAAACCCGTAAGGTTAACCTAAACTCTGCTTATGGTGCCTGTGCTAACCAGTATTTCCGCTGGTTCAGTACGTACAACGCAGAAGCTATTACCACAAGCGGACAGCTTTCTATTCGCTGGATCGAAAAGAAGCTTAACGAGTACTTGAATAAGCTACTCAAGACCAGTGGCGTAGATTATGTTGTTGCTATCGATACCGACTCAGTGTATATTACGCTTGACAAGGTAGTAGAGAAGTTCATTGGCAGCAACAAGCCTGTCAGTGAAATCGTGGAACAGATCGATAAGATTTGTAAGGAAGCACTACAGCCATTTATTACCAAGTCTTATGAAGAGCTAGCTGTTCTCATGAATGCTCGTGAAAACAAGATGTTCATGAAGCGTGAAAACATTGCTGATAAGGCAATCTGGATCGCTAAGAAGCGTTATATCATGAACGTGCATAACAGCGAAGGTGTTGCCTACGATAAGCCAGAGTTGAAGATGATGGGCATTGAAGCCATTCGTTCTTCTACTCCCGGTGTTGTGCGTGATGCAATTAAGAAGTCACTATCCATCATCATGAATGAGAATGAAAGTTCTCTACAGAATTATGTAAAGGAATTTCGTGATGAGTTTAAGGCTATGGACTTTGAACGTGTCGCATTCCCGCGCAGTGTCAGTAACATGGAACTTTATCACGATAGCTCCACGATTTATGGTAAGAAAACTCCTATTGCAGTTAAGGGCGCATTGGTGTATAATCATGCTCTCAAGACTCGTAATCTGGAAAACACTTACGAGAAGATTTCTTCTGGTGACAAGATTAAGTTCTCATACCTGAAGGTACCAAATCCTCTTCACTGTTCTGTGATATCAGCGCCTAGTTCTCTTCCAAAGGAACTAAAGCTAGAGTCCTATATCGACTACGATACACAGTTTGAGAAGTCATATCTTGAGCCAATCAAGAAAATCGCAGAAGCTATCGGGTGGGAGTGTGAAAAGAGGGCCACCTTGGACGCATTCTTTATTTAAGGAAATATCATGGGAAAAGAAATTGACCTAGACGATTTCGACTTTGGTTTTACTACACATGCCGAAGAAGAAATCAATACAGCAGAAGTAGAAGCTGCACAGAACAAGGCAGAAGCTATGTACAAAGCTATTATGCCACTACTGAAAAATCTTAAGCAAGATTCCAATAAGAACGCATATATACATTGGCCCAATAGGGCTGAGAAGATAGATCAGTTCATATCTCGTTTAGATAAAATTTTAAACTCATAATACAAGGATATACGTATGTCACTATATGAAAAGCTTAAGAAGAGTTCCACAGTTAAGGAATCTTCAATCCTATCGGAATCCAAGTTCTTCACTAAGAAGGATATGATTCCAACATCGATTCCCGTAATCAATATCGCGCTATCTGGTAAGATCGATGGTGGTCTTACTCCCGGTTTGACAATGTTCGCCGGTCCATCAAAGCACTTCAAGACTGCTTTCTCACTGCTATGCGCTAAGGCATATCTTGACAAGTATCCTGATGCAATGCTTCTGTTCTATGACTCAGAGTTTGGTACGCCTCAAGCATATTTCGAGACATTCGGAATCGCTCTTGATCGTGTATTCCATACTCCGATCACAGACGTAGAACAGCTAAAGTTTGACTGCTCCACACAGCTTAACAACATTGAACGTGGCGATCATCTTATCATCGTCATCGACTCTATCGGCAACCTTGCTTCTAAGAAGGAAGTCGAGGATGCTCTAGACGGTAAGTCAGTTGCTGATATGTCACGTGCCAAGCAGCTAAAGTCATTCTTCCGTATCGTTACCCCACAGCTTACCATGAAGGATATTCCTATGGTAGTTGTCAACCATACCTACAAGACCATGGAAATGTACTCCAAGGACGTTGTTGGTGGTGGTACTGGTTCTTACTACTCAGCCGATAACATTTTCATTATTGGTCGTCAACAGGAAAAGGATGGTACAGAACTAACAGGCTACAACTTTATCATCAACGTCGAAAAGTCTCGCTATGTTCGTGAGAAGTCAAAGATTCCTGTTGAAGTATCATTCGAAGGTGGTATCTCTCGCTGGTCAGGATTGCTTGACATTGCTCTAGAAACAGAGTATGTTATCAAGCCTTCAAACGGCTGGTTCTCAAGGGTCGATCCTGAGACCGGTGAAGTCGAAGAAAAGAAGTTCCGCCGTGCAGATACGCACAATAAGGAATTCTGGATGCCACTACTAACCAGTAAGGCATTCCGCGCTGCCGTTGAAGACCTATACGTTGTTGCCCATGGTGATATCATTAAGAAGGATGATACTGTGGAAGACGTATACGACTCCATCCCAGAAGATGAGGAATAAGTTATTAGGTGAACTCTACGATTGTCTATATGGTCAAAAGCCTATGGACAATCGTAGACTAAAGCGCCTCCTGAATATTGACCGTTGTGCGGAAACGTTAAACAAAGCAGCAGCATGTTATATTCAATCCGTTGAACTACGTAAAGAGAAGAGACGTAAATGAATGTAGAAAAGACCATCTTCAACAATCTACTAAACAATGAAGATTATGGCCGCAAAGTAATTCCATTTCTAAAAACAGACTATTTTAACGACAGAAACGACAAGATTGTATTCGAACTAATCGATAGCTATGTCAACGAGTACAACGCATTCCCTACCAAGGAAGCACTGGTAATTGACCTTAATGCACGTGACGATCTTTCTGAGGATCAGTATGCAGAGTGTCAGGAAGTAATCGAGTCAATCCCAAATCACTCTGATCATCTATCACAGATTGATTGGCTCATTGATACCACAGAAAAGTTCTGTCAAG